TTCCCGTAAGGAGAATTGCTTTTACTTAGTCGCCGTGCGTTTGGCCGATTTTGCCGGGTTGCCGTTTTTCTTCAACGCGCGCTCCGGTGCCGGGTTCGATGCGGGTGCCGGGTTCGATGCGGGTGCCGGGTTCGATGCGGGTGCCGGTGTCGAGTCTTTTGGATCCGTCCGTCTCCGGTGCTCCGAGCGTAGTCACCCCATCGCCACCGAGCACCACAAAGGGTGAGCGTTGCGTGGTGTGCGCCTTATTCCACACCGGCCCTTTCCACCACGGGGTGCCTCCGATACGGATTACCCATCGAAAACACTGCAAATCCATATCGAAATAGACATGCTGGCTCACATCAAATTTGATGCCGCCATTCACTTTGATGGCACTGAGGTATTGCTTGAAATCGATGAGCGCCAAATCCCCGGTGGTGCCGAGGTCTGGCATTGCTTCAGACACCAACACCGGCCGCCCCAACAGCATGCCGTACGGGCTTTGCGATAAGCCGCCCGGTGGCAGATAGGTAACTTGGCCGTTCACCATTTTGCCGGTATCGTCCATGATGGGGATAAACGTAGTTGGCAACAGTGCTTCCACGTCTTGATTCATGAGCCACACCGAGTTGGCCCGAGAGCCGGAATACATAGCCGCCCACATCGCCAGCACATTGGCCGCGGTGACGGTTTTCGGCGGTTGCGCCGCTGGCCGCTTGACAATAATAGTGGCCGGTGAGGTAAAAATCCCTTGCGGCATCCCGATGCCATCGCCGTTTAAAATTGCATCGTTGATTTTCCACTGAATTTTTTCCGGTGCCTTGCGTTGCAAGAGTGTGCCGAGCGCTGGCGCATCCTCCAGTAACTCATCCGACACCGGCACCAGCGCATACAGTTTATGGAGCCGCACGGTGACGTTGTCGAGCGCCGCTTTACTCGATTTCTTTACGGCCGCTTCCACATCCCAAAACGCTTGGATACCGGCCGCGCTATCCCATGGCGTGGTGCTGTCGATTGGCACCGTGATGGCGTTAGACGCGGTTTGTAATTGGTCCGTGCGCGGCAAGAGTGAATCTTCGCCGTTAATCAACACGTTGATATCGGAACGAAAATCCGGTGGCACCGCATAGCCACCATCGGTGTTGATAGATTCCGTCATGATGTTATTCGGCGCTTGCGCCGCATTAAATAGCCGGGTGTCGATACCGCGGCCGCTATGCACCGCGGCGCTCCGCACCGCTTGCGCCCATTCGCCCATGTTGCGAAAGCCGAAACTCCCGCGGCCGCTGTCGTTCACTTCCACCCGAAACGGCACCCGCGGTGGCTGGCCGTGGCCGTTGCCGCCGTTCGGTGCTGGCCGCGGAGGTTGGCCGCTGGCCGCAAGCGTTGGCACCAGCACGGCCGGGTTGCCGTTGCTGTACACTTGCATCCCCTCCAGCCGCTCCAAGCGGAGGATTTCGGTATGCACCCGTTCACCCTCATCGAGCGCGGCATCCACGTCTTGCGTTTCCTCCGTGCTTAATTCGCGGTGTTGTTCTCCCGCGTTGCTGTAAATGGCGCTGGCCCGTGTTTGTAGATCCGTAAGCCGTTGCCGTTGCTCTTGCAGTGTTTTACTCATGAGCCAACCACCTTTCACTTGTGTTTCAAAAATGCGGCCATGCGTGCCGCGCGTCTCTCAAATTGCGGCCGCGGTGCTCCCACCGCGCGCGCCCAATCCGGCATGTTTCGGTACTTCAGAAAACCCGGTGCACATGCCGCAATTGGCAACGCGGTTTCTTCGATGCGCGTTGCCAAACCCACATCCAATGCCTCACTGGCGGTGAACCATGTCTCTTGGTCCATCAAGTCGCTTAACCGCTGTCGGCCGCTGCTAGAGTGCCGCTGGTACGCGTCAATCAAATTGACTTTGATGGTGTCGAGTTGGTCCGCTACCTTGCGTTTTTCCACCGCATCCCCGATATCAAACGAATACGGATTGTGAATCATCACCGATGCGTTTTCGGCCAGCGTGACGGTATCCCCGGCCATGGCAATTACGCTGGCAATTGACCATGCGGCACCGTCCACAAACACATCCACCGGCACCGGAAAATTAGCCAGCCGGTTGTAAATGGTGATTCCCTCGAAAACATCCCCGCCAGGGCTATTGATTCGGATTTCGATATTGGCCGGGTGGTTTAATCCGTCCAACCACGTGGCCACCGTTTTTGCCGTTGTGCCACCGTCGCCAAACCAATCCCCGCCGCCGATTACGTCATAGATGAGTAATCGAGCCGTGCCGGATCCGCCGGTTTGGGCGCGCGTCCGCTTGCTAGTTGGGCTTAGAATTGTAAACGCCATTCGGACTTACCTTTGATATGGGTGGTTTTGAAGTGGTGCGGCGCATAGTGGGTTGCACCCCGCTATGCGCCATCAATTGGTTTAACCGGACACGGCGCAATGCCGCGGCCGCGCGTGCATCGTCCACGGGTGGATTTTCCGCTTGGGTTGGTTCAAATGGGTTTTGCCCCGGCTGGCCGGTGCCGGTGCTATCGTCCGCGGCCGGATCCGCCGCGCCGCTTTCGAGTTGCTCTACTTGCGCTTCCCGGTAATCGACATCCGCCAGCGCTTGCGCCAGCGCGGCATCGGCACGCTCTTGGTAGCCGTCCAGTGGCACCGTGTTGAGTTGCACCGAGCGCATTTCCCCGTTAGGTATCGGGTCCAAATCTTCCATTTGGCGTACTTCGTTGATGGAGAGAAAACCATACCGCAAGCCGGTGGAATAGGCGGTGTAGCGCGTCGATTGTGAGCCTTTCAGAATAGGCGCAAGTGAGTGTTTACTGAAAAACTTGGAGGTGCGGGTAAACCCTTCAAAGAGTTTGAAATCGATTTCTTGCTGAAGCCGTACCGTCATCGGCAAAAGAGTTTCATTGTAAAAGTCGATTTCGAGCGCTTCGATGTTGGCGTAAGACGCTTCCTCCAACAACCCGATTTTGTGCGGTGGCGTGCGAAACCAACGCGCAATATCTTGTGCTTGCCACTGGCGTGATTCTAAAAACTGCGCATCTTTTAGCGGCAACTCCAGCGGGTGGTACACCATGCCGCTTTCGAGTATCGGTGTCTCACCGGCTTTCGACCAACCCATGTATTTATCGCGAAAGCTTTTTTTGATGCGGCCGCTTTTTTCTTCATCCGGCAACTTGCCAGGGTATTCAATCCACCCGGCTAGAAACGGTGCGTGCCGAAACGCCACCGATCCGAATAGCTCCATTTCTTGGCCAAACGAAATCGTATTTTGTGCCAACTGGATAATCGACAATCCGTTGAAACCGTCCACCCCGATGTTGCGCCAGTGGAGCATGTCTTCCGCGGCCACCGTGCGCGCTGCGTTCCACGCATCCCCCGAAATCCGGTAGAGCACCGCACCCGTGAGCGCGTCACGCTCGATTACCACCCGTTGCGCTGGCACTTGCCACAACGCCACCGGCTGGCCGTTGTTTCCCCATTGGATCTCCGCAAACCCCGCGCCCCACAACAGCATGGAAATAACGATTTGCTCCCGAAACGTCATCGCTGGCACGTCAGGGTTGGGACGCTTGCCGAGCAAGTAACTCACCGGGTTGTCATCGCGCAATACCGTGGTGCCGTTAGCGCGTTGCTCGAAAACTTCCCACGGCAGCATAGCCAGCGTTTCCGCAATACAGCGCACGCACGCAAACACCGCGGAGTAGGAAAGCGCGGAGTAGGGTGTTACCGGCAAGCTCCCCGGCACCCGCCGCGCTCCGTAGTGGGTTGGGTACACGTTTGGATACCACTGATTCCGAATGGCGCGCAAAGCGCCTTGCACGCGTTGCCAGAACGTTGGCTGTGGCGCTGGTGCGGCAAGTGTGGCCATTAGTCCTCCCACCCGGCTTGGATGTCGCTGGCCGCGGCCGTGGGCCATAGTGGGATGCTGGCCACTTCCTCCCGCGTGTCATACGCGTTTGGTTGCGCGCTGTAAGACTTCAACACCCGATCCGCGGCCAGGAACATAGCCACACAGCCATCGATTTTGTTGGCCTTGTGTGCCTTGCGCGGATAGATGTTCTCTTTGGCATCGTAGTGGCAAACCACGTTAGAAATCTGCCACGTCATAGCCGGGTTTCCATCGTGCTCGATTTCATCCGCTAGGAGCCAGTTAGCGGTTTCTTTCATCGCCGGACTCATGGTGGCCACCACTTGCCGGGTTGGTTCAATCGGGATCTCAAATGAGCGCCGGTTGAGAATCGAGAGCAACGGTGGCAACTGCCAGGGATCCGCGGCCATTTCGAGCACGTTGAACGTGCGGCCGATGTCTTCCAAATCATCCGCCAGCATTTCAAAATCGGCTACTTTGCCGCGGTGCACTTCGATAGCGCCGCGCCGCGCGAAATCGGCCAGCGTGCCGTTGTCCTCTTGCTGGAGCGCAAATTCCGGCACCCAAAACCGAAATACCAGGGTGTGCTTAGTGCGCGCCCCGGCTGGCGGAAACCACAAACACAACGCCAGCAAATCTGACTTGGTGGCTAGGTCGATACCGATGTAACACGCTTCCCCGGCCAGCACCGCGGCCGCTTGCGCCCAAGTGCGCGGCACCGCGGCCGCTTGCCAGAGCCGGGTGTCAATCCACGCGCTGTTGGCGTTCACCCACATATTCATGCGCTTGGTGAGGTAATTCATTTGCGCGCTAGGCGTTTGCGATGCTTTGAGCGCTTGCCGCCGCAAGTCATCGAGGTAAACACTCACCCCTAAATTGGGGTTGGGTTTAGACCATACCCGCTCATCCTGCCAGTTATCGCCCTCATCGAGGGTATAAATCAAACCAAAAAACGACTCATCCGCCACCGCGTTGTCGAGCACCTTGGTGAGATAGCCGCGCAACTCGTAACCGATGCCGTGCTGATTAAACCCGGCTGTCGAGATGGCAAAGAGTAGCGGTTGCTGGCGCGCTCCGGTGCCGGTTTCAATCACATCGTAAATACGCCGATCTTTCATGGCGTGCACCTCATCGATAAGCGCGCCGTGGATGTTTAAGCCGTCCTGGTGGCTACCTTCCGCCGATAGCGGTTTGAATGTGGAGCCGGTGCGCTCACACGTGATGGCGTTGGCCCTCACTTGCACCCCGAAATGCCGACAAAACCCCGGCTCTTTGCGCATCAACTGTTGCGCATCGGCAAAGCACAAGCGCGCTTGGTCCCTGGTGGTGGCCGCGCTCACAATCACCGCGCCGGGTTCGTTGTCGCACGCCAGCAAATACACCCCGATGCCGGATGCCAACGTGGATTTGGCGTTTTTGCGCGCCACCTCCAGATACACCGTGACAAAGCGCCGCTTGCTGGTGTCCTTGCGCTTCCAGCCAAAGATGTTGGCCAGGATGAAACATTGCCATGGCTCTAGCCGGATTCGTTGGTTGTTGCGCGCCCACTCACCCTTTACGTGCGGAAAACTCTCGATAATGGCGCACACGCGCGCCGCTTGCCGCTCATCGAAGAAAAAAGCACTGGTGCCAGCCGCGGCCGCTTCCCAATCGCTTAGAGCACGTTTACAGGCCAATTGCACCCACCGGCACGCCACTACCTTGCCGGTGGCCACATCATCCGCGTATTGGATGGCGCTATGTACCGGGTTGGTGGGGAGGTGGTGGAGCATGTGGCTTGCTACTGGTAGCGCATTTCGAGTTGCGCCCACGCATTTGCGGCCGCATCCCCTCCCGAATCATCAAACCCGGCACGCGCATTAATCCGCGTGCGGCTGGCCGGGGTGAATCCAAGCTCTTGCATGGCTTGCCGCGCGATTTGCGCTTGGCTATTCATCACCGCAACGGCCGGGTTGAGCAACAGCGCGCCGCGGTAGCCGCGCGCTTGGTAGCCATCGCGTGCCACATCCGCGGCCGCGGCCAAGTACAAATCTTGCGCGATTACGTACTGGAGCATGATGCCGGTATCGAGCGCTTTAACCAACTCTGCCGGTGCCGCGGCTAGGGTGGCGCGCCATAACTCTTGTTGGCTTTGCGTCAGAAATGCCGGTGGATCCGCGGCTAGGTTGCCGGTGGGTTGTGGTTCGTTCTCCACCAGCCGACACGGTTGGTCTGTGCCGCGCAATTGTTTCAACAGCGTTGGAACCGGATTACTCACGTAGTAAAAAACATCCCCCCGCGCCCCGGTTGATTCCACGGCAACCGCGCACGGTGCTTTTTTCAATGCCGTTAGGTTACACCCGCATTTCTAGCTAAACAAGTCTTAATTTGATTTTCAATTCGCCCGGTGATTGCAAAGTTAAACAATTGTCAACAAAAGAGTTAGCATCTCCGCGCACCCCCGCACCCCCAACCATTCCAACTGTTGGTTTGTCCGCGGGTTCACGCATCCGGCCGCGCTCACTCCAGCCGGTGTAGAGTCTCGATGTTGTTGATTCCTTGGCCCTTACGCTCGCACTGCACGCACGCACGGATGGG